GCCAAATCCCTGATCCGCAACAGGAATATCGGGTCACGGCCTGGTTGATCGACCGGTTTGTGATCAAAACGCAACTAGATCCTACCCCCTCGCAGCGGGCGCCCTACTATGTCAGCCAGTTTGAAAAAATCCCTGGAACGATGTACGGATACGGTCTCCCCGATCTGCTGGAAGATATCCAGACTGTTGCTAATGCTTCATATCGCGCTCTGGTTAATAACATGGGTATGGCTTCTGGACCTCAGGTCGTTATCAACGACCGCGTGCTCGCGCCCGGAGAAGACGACGGCATGTACCCCTGGAAGCGCTGGCACGTCAACTACGACCCGATGATGCAGGGCGCTGCGACGCAGCCGATCACCTTCTACCAGCCCGACTCCCGCGCGCAGGAGATCCAGGGTCTGATTGCAAATCTCAACGTGATGGCCGATGATGTGAGCGCGATTCCGCGGTACATGACCGGCGGAGCGCAGGCGGGCGGCGCGGGCCGCACGGCTTCGGGCCTCAGCATGTTGATGTCGAACGCTGCCAAGACGCTCCAGAATGTCGCGGCAAGCATCGACCGAGACGTCTTCGACCCCATGCTGAAGCATCTTTACGAGACAATCATGTTGACGATGCCCGGAGTGTTCCGCGGCGACGAGAGCGTGGTTGTGAAGGGAGTTACGTACGCAGTCAAGCGCGAGCAGGACCGCACACGGCAACTCGAATTCTTGAACATGACCTCGAACCCGACTGACATGCAGATCGTCGGAATCGAGGGTCGCGCGAAGGTGCTGGGTGCCGTCGCTGGTGCGATCGGTCTCGACTGGGAGAACATTGTCCCTGACGATGACGCGCTGAAGGCCGCGCAAGCGGCGCAGCAACAGCAACAGCAGAACGAGCAGCAGCAGCACAACATGCAGATGCAGCAGATGGCACAGTCCCAGATGCTGGAGCATATTGAGCACGCGAACTTGTACGCATCGCAGGCTGGGCTCTCGGTACCGATACCGGGAACACCGGGACAGCCACAAGGTGGACCGCAAACCGGGCCGCCTATCGGGGGCCAGCATGTGGGGCAGAAGCCTCATCCGACTGGTGGGCAGACAACGGCACAGCAGCACGGCACGCAGCAAATGTTTGCGAGGCGGCCGAAGATGAATCCAGGAGCTTAGGACATGTTCAAGAAGCACACTTACAGCCCGAACCACAAGGTGGTCGCAGGCCCGCACAACTACTCTCCGCCGACGCCCGGCGGCGGCCCTGCCGGCGCACCCGGTGGTGGAATGGACGCGAGTGGCGGCGCCGCGGCGAACTATAGCGACGGTGGCATCATCGACTCGTTGAAGGATGCCTGGAATCAGGCATGGAACAGCAAGAAGGACCAGCCGGCCGGAACCTCTGGCAATGAGCCACTGGCTTCGAGCAAAGACGCTGATACGAGCCCCGGCGCCGGTAAGGGCGGCGCGCAAAAGACGAAAGCTACTCTGGACGCAGCGGACGCACAATCATGATCAAAAAGCACACAGACGCGGAAAAGCTGGTGTATGAATGCACCGGCGGCGACTCGGCTCCCACCTGGGAAGATCGCCTGAAAAACCAAATGGGCTATGCGCAGATGTCGCATCTAGCCACCGAAATTCGCGGCAAGGGCAACAAGACGGGCCCCGAAGACGCGGAGCAGCTGTTGTCGGACCTCGGCAAGAAGTCCACGACTCTCAACACTGGTCCCGACAAGGCTGCGTCGGGTAAGAAGATCGTTTAACAGGAGATTTGCAATGGCGAAAGTAGAATCTGTCGGCGAGAAGACCAGCGAGCACGCAAAGTCTCCTCCGAAGCAGGAAACCGATTCCCACACTGAGAGTGGCTTGACCTCCAAGTTCTACGGCGATTCGTCCGGGAACAAGGACCGTAACACCAACCTGTCTTCGGGCAGCGGCGGCGGTGCGGGCGAGAGCCATCCCTTCAGTTCCAGCGGTCCGTTCTTGGGTGAAACCAAGGGCAATAAGGATCGTGCGATCGACATCTCCCGCGGAAGCGGCGGTGGCGATGGCGGTGCTCACATGGCAGGCCGTGGCCGCAAGAAGTTCACCGGCAACTCATGAAATTAGATAGGGACACTGCGGACGCAATACTTAAGCTGCGCCCGTATCCTGCCTTTCAGAAGTTTTTAGAGGCCATTCGGCAAGACGGAATCCAGGCAATGCTGGATCTCGTGGCTGCCCGCGGCGAATCTGTAGGACGCTTACAGGGACGCGCGGAGTACGCCAACGAGGTCTGCGATGCGGTGGGTCAAGCTGCCGATGTTCTCGCAAAGTTCGAAAATAAACCAACCATAGGAGAAGACGGCTATGCCCGCTCTACCAGAATCAGTCCGACGCTCGACGGAACTCGCCAACCAGCTAGCGGCCAAAGCCAAGGCTGGAACGCTCACTCTTGAGGACGTCAGCATGACGCCAGGCCAGGTGCAGATGCCTGGCAGTCCCGATCGTCCGCCGATGCCCGCAGGCTTCCAGCCTCAGCCGGCCGGCACCGGAGTTCCCGGCTTGGGAACCCCCGGGTTCAACCCCCAACCGCCCGCTGAGCCGAACGCGCCGCGCGCCGCTGCGCCCGCGCCACAGCCGGCGGTCCCCAATCAGCCGGCGCCGGTTTCCCAGCCAGCCGCCGACGATCCGGCCGCCGAGCAGCGGTTCAAGGTCCTGCAGGGCAAGTACAACGCCGAGGTGCCGCGTCTCCACCAGGAGAAGAAGCAGCTTGAGCAGCAGCTCGCCCAGATGCAGAGTCAGCTCAATTCCACCCAGTCGATTTTGGCCAATTTCGCCCAGCCTCCTGTTACCCAACAGGCTCCTCAAGAGCAGCCTTTGGTAACGGCTCAAGAGGTCAAGGAATTCGGCGCTGACCTGATCGACGTGGTGCGCCGCGTGGCGCGCGAAGAAGTCGTGCCCCGCGTCAGAACTCTTGAGGAACAGTTCCGTCCCACTCAGCAGACGGTGCAGCAGATGGCTCCTATGGTCTCGCAGACCGCGGAAGACAGTCGGCGCACCGCCGCGCAGGTCGCGCACGATCAGATGTGCAACGGCCTGGACGCTGCCGTGACGGACGCGAACGGTAACTCGGTATGGGAGGCTGTGAACCAGTCCCCCGACTTCCAAGCATGGCTAGATGCGGTGGACCCCTATTCAGGGGCGAAACGTGGTGCTATGCTTGTTCAAGCGTACGAAAGTCACAATGTTCCGCGAGTTGCGGCTTTCTTCACGGGCTTCATGAAAGAACACGCAGCAGTCGCTCCGACAGGACAGCAGCAAGCTCCGACTCCCCAGGGCACACCCCCTGCAGGAACCCCGGCAGTGAGCCTCGCCTCCCTCGCAGCACCCGGCACCGGTATCGGTGGTCCGGCAAATGCAGGCGCTCCAAACGAGTCTGGACAACAGCGGGTTTATACCCTGGCAGAGATCAGTGCGTTCTACCGGGACTCCCAACGGGGGGTCTACAAGAACCGCGAGCCGGAACGGCAAGCGCTTGAGAAGGACATCTTCTTGGCACAGAAATCGGGCAGGGTGCGTCCGTAACAAGATTTGTGTAATAGGAGTTTCCTGAAATGAGCACTGTGTATCCAATTTCCGGCAGTCCGTGGGTGGGTTCCAACCCGAACCCGGCGTACTCCGGTATCTTCATTCCCCAGATTTGGTCGGGGAAGTTGGTTGAGAAATTCTACGCCGCGACCGTGCTGGCTGCGATTTCGAACACCGACTACGAAGGTGAAATCAAGAACTTCGGCGATACGGTCAACATCCGTACCCGTCCGACGATCACCGTGTCTGACTACCAAGTCGACATGGATCTCGCTGTTCAGCGTCCGTCCAGCAACCTGGTGGTCCTGCAGATCAACAACGGCAAGTACTTCAACGTCGCCCTCGATGACGTGATGGAAGTGCAGTCCGACATCGATCTCATGAACATCTGGGCGCAAGACGCCGCGGAGCAGATGAAGATCGCCGTCGACACGTCGGTTCTCAGCTACCTGAGCACCACGACCGACATCGCCTCCACCAACTACGGTGCAACCGCCGGCGCCATCACGGGCGCGATCAACCTGGGCACTGCAGCCGCCCCGTTGACCGTCTCCGCGAATCCCGCCACGGCCAACACCTACGTGCTCGACCTGATCACTCAGGCCGGACAGGTGTTGGACGAAGCGAACATCCCGGAGTCTGGCCGCTGGCTGGTGATCCCGTCTTGGATGGCTTCCCTGATCAAGCAGAGCGACCTGCGCAATGCCTCGATCGCCGGTGACATGACCTCAATCTTGCGGAATGGCCGCTTGGGCGAGATCGACCGGTTCACGCTGTACTACAGCAACCTCCTGCCGACGGTCGATACGTCGGGCTTGGCCTACTCGGTGTTCTTCGGCGTGCCTGCGGCGCTGACCTTCGCCGCGCAGTTCACCAAGATGGAAACGATCCGGTCTGAGCGTTCGTTCAGCAACCTGGTTCGTGGGTTGCAGGTGTTCGGCTTCAAAGTCGTGACCGCTGCCGCCATGGGCCGCGCGATCGTCAAGAACGGGTTGAAGACCTAAGAGTGAGATGATGAAAGTCCCTCCGCCGGTATCTGCCGGCGGGGGGCATCCTACCGGAGACGATTGTGGCCAATAAGACTTACCAGCAGCTCCTCGCTGATGCTCGCCAGATCGTCCAAGATTTCTACACTGATCCCACCCTCCAGCGGTACCAGGATCAGGAACTCGTCGACATTCTGAATCGCGGCTTGCAGGTGCTTTATGGCATCCGCCCCGACGCTTTCTACGACCTCTGGGACGACACCCAAGAGGACTTCATCGTGCCCGTGGTCACCATCTCCGTGATCACCGACCCGGCGTCCTGGCTCCTGCCGTTCGCCATTCCGATGATGTTTTACACCCCGCTCGTCGAGTGGGTCATCGGCAACCTCGAAGCAGTGGACGACGAGTTCACCGAGGACAGCCGCAGCCAGGCGTTCCTGGCCGCATTCAAAAATAGCGTGGTATCACTGTAATGGTCACCCAGTACGCAACGGTCGAAGCCTCCGGCGCCGAGGGCCAGGCCAACCTGAATCTCTGGCTCAAGGATGCCTCTGTGTACGTCCCTGGGATCCACCGGAGCGTCCTGAAGCGCCAGCTCATCCTGGCCTGCCGGGAGTTCTTCGAACAGTCCCGCGCCTGGCGCGCGTCGATCGGCCCCCTGAATGTAGTCCAGGGCCAGAACACCTACATGCTGTCACCGTTCAACTCAACCACCGACGTGGTGGGTGTGATTGCGGTTGCCATCAACGCGGTGCCGGTCATGCCGATCGCGTTCCGGCCGCCCAACGACGGTACCCAGACCCCGCCGGTCCCGACCAACAATCAGCCTTTCGGCTACTACATGCTGCGTCCGGATGTGATGGCACTCTACCCGACGCCGGCGAAATCGCTCCCGGGCTCGCTCCAGGTTCTGTGTTCGCTCAAGCCGAAGGCTTCGGTGAAGCAGGTCCCGCACATCGCCGTCTCGGATTTCTATGAGGCGATCCTGTGCGGTGTGGTCTATCGGTGTCTCAATCAGCCAGGCAAGCCCTACAGCAACCCTGCACTCGCCGCACAGTTCGAGAGCAAGTTCCGCACCTACATCGGTATGTACGCGGGGCTCGCCAAGACCGGCTTCAACCAGGCCCCGAGCTGGCGCTTCGCGCCGTTCGGCCATGTGAACCGCGTCGGAAGGGGATGGTAATGAGCACATCCGCCAGCCAACTTTTTCCCGCGGCCCGCCAGCTCTTT